CTGAAACACAACAGCCGAACCGAACCTTGCAAATGCAAGACCAAAGTTTAGATTTTTTTCCTAAAAAATCAAACCGTCCGAAGTGGCATATGGAACCGAAGTTCCTTGAAACGGGTGCGCAGTTATGTAGCACTTATTCAATGACCACCGAGGAGGTAAAAAATGTGATAATTTCCGTTGAAAGAATTCATGAGCTTTACGAGCTCTTCGGCAAAGAGGCCGTTCAACGAAGAAGATCCTGGTTCTGCGATAAAAATGTCGATAGGGGCTTACGCACCCGGACTCTACAGACTAATTGGGATCTTTACAATAGTATACACTCGCTAATGCGAATTGTGTCGAAAAATGGGGAAGGTTCGTGGGCTAAAATCCTTAAGTGGAAGTTCGCGGCTTTCTTTTCTTTCCATCGTGGCGAAGACATCCCGCCTCTACCTTCAGTTGAAAAGGACGAATGTCCTAAGTATAACAAGGCTTTAAAAAAGTGGCTTAGACCACAGTGCCTTTTAGGGGGAGGTTGTGCGGATTTCCTTGTAGTTCTCAGAAATGGGAGCTATGACCACTTCATGGAATTCACAGACACGGTCCAACAATTAAAGAAGGGTATGCCATCAGTGCCAGAGTCGATGATCGATGACTCTATACGTGCTACTGTCAAACAATTGACCAGTCCTCCAAGTACTTTGGAGACTCCGTTGGTTTTTGGCGGTCCACATGTGGCGCAGTGGTACACCCCAGATCTAGAGGACCCTTATGGGCCTGTCGATTGTTCTAATATTATAATTAAGGAGCAATTAAGACGGACTGTGCGTGAACTTTTCGGGGGATTTAAGCTGTCTTTAGAAGACCTTGAAGAACCTTTCTTTCCTTCAACATCGGCGAATTACATGAGGTCGCGGTCTAACGGCGGAGCCGTTTCAGAACTGTATGACCGATATGATTTGGGCCATGAGGATAGCTTTCTTGACCAAGGTTTAACTGTGGGTCGGTTTTTCAACCACGTTCCTACCCATTACTTTGATTTAGGTGAGAAAGAGAGAAGAGATAATATTAAAAGAGAAGACTTACTAGGTGAAAAATACACTGAAGATGGAGACTTCCTAATCCTTGATGCAACTCGTTTTGAGTCACGGTGGAAAAACCTTTATTGGAGCATCTTTAAAGATGCTATTACTGAAGTGCCCTTGGTAGCACCAGTCGGTTTATCTGAACCCTTGAAGGTTCGGGTGATCTCGAAAGGACCACCGCTATTGTACACAGCTTTAAAGCCAATGCAAAAAATCCTTTGGCGAACCCTTAAAAAGCATAGGGTTTTCAACCTGATTGGTAGATATGTCCTTCCTGAGGATATTGATATCTGTCTCGGAAAACTCGAAGAAGACGAAATTGCCGTCTCTGGAGACTATAAAGCCTCAACTGACAATTTACACTCCTGGGTGAGTGAGACGATCCTCGATGAATTGATGATCTGCATTAATGAAAACCTTAGTTCGGAAGAACTTGGTCAATTTCCTGTGGATTTTTTGAAAAATCTTGGAGCTCTCCTAAAGAAAGCTCTTACCAAACACATCTTCGAATTCGAAGGTGTTCAGAGCCCCCAGTTAGAGGGTCAGTTAATGGGGTCTATAATAAGTTTCCCCTTCTTATGCTTGGCTAATGCAGCAATTTGCCGTTATGCCATAGAGAAGTCCTATAACCGGACATTCTCGTTGATCGCGAGGAGAGGTTTTGACCTCGCACCCCTATTAGTTAACGGGGATGATTGCCTTTTTAGAGGGCCAATCCGATCAATAAGGTCCCTTTGGGAGACCTTGGGTTCCAACGCCGGGCTTTCCTCTTCTGTGGGAAAGACTTATTTTAATAGCACCTTTTGTACAATTAATTCCACAATCTTTCAGTGGGATGGTGCGCATTGGATTGAAAGAAAATATATAAACTTGGGACTTTTACACGGGCAACGCCGATCTCAAGCTCAGGGGCAATCCGCCTTTCAGGGTACATCCCAGTTGGGTGTGCTCTGCCGTGAGTTGAAGCGTTCCTGTCCACCTAGATTGTGGCCAAGTGTTAAAAAGCGATTCCTTCTCCTCAATAAAGAAGAGCTAACTAAGTATAAGGTTCCATGGATGGTTCCGGAATGGCTTGGTGGGATCGGTCTTCCGATCGATTCTACTGATGAAATTTCTGAATTAGACAGAAAACTTTGTACAGTGCTTAAGCGATTTTACGGTGATCCTAAATACCGTGTAACAAAACAATCGCAAGCGGCTCTCTGGAAACAGCACAAACTCGTCGAACGACGTCTCAACGACCTAGGTCTTACCGAAGTCAATTTTGAGAACTGTGTGATCCAAGATGGGGAACAAGTTGCTTTGGAAGAATCCTTCTCAAAGGCTTATAAGTACATGACAATCGATCTCCTGTTCCATCGGAGAATAGATGATTTGATTGAATCTAAGGAACTAGCCGCCACTTGCGCGATGAAGCGTAATGAAAAGTCATATTGCACTGCCAGAAAATACCTGGAAATGAGTGTTCGAAAAGGTTTCGACCTAATAGAACCTATGTGTGACGACGAGATGGCATATGAGAAGAAAGATTCCTTCTACCCTGTAGCTGTCAGGGATTTACCGTGGTTTAGTCAACCACGAGGTGAGCTATAAGCTCAGAATAGGGATATCAACCCCCTTAGAGTAGTTGAGCCAGAAGGAAAACTGGCCAAGGACACTACATCACTGATCACATAACACCTCGGAGCACTCATGAAGAGCGAGAGCCGAACAAGATGGGTAACTGGAATTTGTACGTCCCTTTACGGGTAAACAAGGACTGCCAGCTGCGAACAGGTGTTACACTATTTGATGTACTTGACAAATA